CTTTGCGTTATCTTGACAGATAACCAGCAACCTGCGATAGGTAAAATACTTACCACCACCTGTTTCTTTACAGTCAGAGGTATTAGTTTTCAGGGTAATACCAGCACGTTGGAGTGCAGTCCAGAGTGCTTGATGGTCCTCAAAGGTACCATTAGGACCCGCAAGTGCAGGAGTTGCAGCAGTGGAAAGTGCCAGAATGGCACCAGTGAGAATACGTTTCATGGTTAGTGTGTCTTACATCTATGGGTCAATGTGGAGGCTCAAGAAATAGACAGACCTGAGCGGGGGAAGGTTGCTTTAGTTCCAGACTGAAAGTTCAGTTGAACCTTATCACCTTTCACAGTATAAGTCCCACGTTTGATATCAGTGGACTTACCATTATCAATAATGGAGTGCATAAACTTACCATTGTTGAGTGAAAGAACGGAGACCAATCCATCAGAGTAACGTAGAGTATTCATCCCATTATTTGCTTTGGTGATGGTGTAGTCTGCCACCTCACTTTTGCCAGTGGAGTATGCCCAGAAGGAACTGTGTTGGTTAGATGCCAGTGACAGTGCTGGTTTAGATACAGGAGCAGTGTAGTTCTGAGTCACAGGTGCAAAAGAGGTTTGTTGTTGCTGTGCTTCATCAACTGCAACTCCAATCGCTCCAAGTACAGCGAATTGTGCAATCAGAAGTGTGGGGGCTGCAGGGATACCAAGAATAACCCACGGAGTCCACTTACCTTGGAGTCCACGGATTGCACCCCATGATGCTAAAGCACCGAGAGGACCAGCAGTGAATAATCCAATCATTCCTGCGATACCTTGTTCAAAACCAGTTACAGTCTGGCGTACCATCACACGCTCTTCATTGTTAGTGATGGGATCAGGAAGTGTTTGAGTCATAATGATAATCTCGTACCAATGGGACAATGTGCAGGCTCAATCTTTGTTAGAAACCAAACGAACAGCAGTAATCTTGGCACCAGGATTGCGTGCCTCCATTAGTTTCTTTGCCGCTGCCTGAGTTACAACACCAGACACCTCAATGTCGTGTGAGGTGTATCCGTTGCCACCGTGAATGTGCCCTTTGTAAGTTGCCATAATCATCTAATGATGTCGATGTCTTGTTTATCACCCCACAACTCAAGTTGAGTCCTAAGGTTCTTGTTTGATACAAGTTTATCATACCTTTTTGCTGCTTTCTTTCTCCACCATTCGATTGCATCATCTTTGTCATAATCAAAGAAACCCATATAAGAACGCTTGCGCTCTGTGAGTGACTTTGCATGTTCAATCGCTGCGTTAAACTCTTCCAACTTGCCCTCATCTTGCAGTGACTTCTTCACAATGGAGATCATCTTTGTTTGGATCTTGAGTTTCTTTGATGACTTGTCTGCTGAGATGAGTCTTTCACCACCGTTGGCATTGTTATTGAACCACCAGAACATTTCATTGAAATAATCATCATGAAACAGGGGCAAGAAGTTGCTTTCAGTGTCACCAACGTGACGAACAAATGGTTTCAGACCATCATACATTGACACACCTTTGGTAGATCCATAAAGCGATGTTGTCTCGAAATACTTTAGATCAGTGCCATACTTCTCATCGAACTGTTGTTTCAGGTAACTGGAAGATGCAAGCAGACACAATAACTTACCACCCAGGTAGTTGTAACCAAATGGTTGTACTGGAACGATGTTAAATCCCATCACAAACTCTTTGTTTATCTGTGACAGTGACAATACCTTACCGAAGTAATCATTGCGTGGTTTGGAATTAATCGTGGGTGACCCAAATCGCACCACACCAACTACCTTATCGGTAGTATCTTCAGTCACAATCCACTTCAGTGTGCGACCAGGAATTGCTTCTTCGATTGCATTGGATGCAGTCAAGTTCAGAACCTCAGAGTACATCTGCTGCGTGTACTTACTCTTAGGTTTGTTAGACGTGTCCACCACATGAATGGAGAACTTCATGTCATTGGGATGGACAGAAAAGTCAGAGAAGATGTCATCCTCAGGACCAAAGAGTGTGCCCGAGGACTTATCCAACCTGCTCTGCTTTACATGACGAAAGTATTCATCAATGCGGTTAAACTGTGTGTAATATGAGATGAACTGGTCCGCTGCCCAAACAGCATCTTCAGGTGTCAATGATGCCATAACGAAGAGTGAACCACAGTGTTTATTGTATCAGTTTGCCATCCTTTTGTTGACTCTTCTCTTAATCTCCTGAGGACCAACTGTCTCGCCTTTCTTCTTTGCCTTGTCTCTTTCTTGGTCAGACATGATACCTTTCAGTTTCTTTTCACCTGCTCTTCTGAGTTTAACTTGCTCAGGTCTGCTGTACCCTGTGGGTTTGGCAGGTTTGTAATCAGGAGAGACTGGTTTCTTTTCCTTGGCAGGTGTATCTTTCTTCAAAACTTCAGATGCACTCTTTGCTTGCTTTTCGCCACGCTCTCTTGCTTTTCTCTCAAGATATGCCTTGCGTTGTGCTTCTTTAGGTGACAATGCTGCTGCACCTCTTTCACCCTTAGGCATGGCAGGTCCACCAGCCTTACCTGTGCGAGTTTGACCAATATCTTTACGATCTTTCTGTGTGACTGGTGCTGTCTTACCACCACCGATTGCCTTGACTCTTTTACCAGTTCCTGGTTCTTGTCTACGCTTTGCTCCTATTCTTCCGCCCTCACCTGCTTGTCTCACAGAGGAAGAACCTTGGAGAGCAGGATCTAAACCACGTCTCTTAACTTGGACGACTTCGTTGATGCGTTGAACCAGAGACTTCTTGCCTAACATGACACACAATAAACCAGTGTATTATTTATCTTTAGTCGCTGCCAACTGCCTCTCCAACTCAAACTTAACCTGTATCAGATGATTAGAAAAGAAACCAGAGAACTGATTACCATAAAGTAAGTCCCATGCCTTCTGAATGTGATCCTTTGCTTTAGTCAGTCGTTCGCGTTGGTTCATTGGAAGCGTCCATTGTTGAAGTTTTGGAAGGCGAAAGTAGGTCTGTCCACTAACTTGAAACTGGCATCCAAGGTGTGCCACACATATCCTTCAGCAGGAACTTTGCGACCTGCAAGATAAGCAGTGGGAGAATTGTAGACGATCAAAGAGTTCATCAGATCCTCCTTGATGTCAATCGTGAGCATGTAAAGATTAGCAAGATGAGGACAACCAACGATGTCAGTCAGGATCTGGTCGTTGAGATGCTGACCGTCACGAATGACAGCGTTAATTGCCTTCTTTGCTTCTGCTGCTTCCTTATCATCAAGGAACCCAATCACGTCAGGATTACTAACGTTAGGTGCTCCAACGGTAAGGCGTTTCTTGTCAACAAATGGCTGCACATACAAGCAGTCTTTGTTGCTCGGGATGTCATCAACGATGGGGAAAGCAACTGCATCTTTGAGTGTAGGTCCTTCGTAGTAAGTGTGCGGTGCAACGACAATCTTTTCCTGAATGGGTTCAGGGAAGACATACTCAATGGTGTTGGGTTTTAGAGTGTCAATGCCACACCCATAACCAATAAAGTCACCTTGATAGATACCCTGAGTGAAGGGAAGATACTTCCAACAAGCAGTCAGAACAGCAGCGAGTTCTGGTTGCTCACCATAATAAGTCTTGATGTCTTCGATAGAATAACAGATCTTGATCTTACGCTTGTTGAACACAGACTTGGTGCCAACAAACTCATCACCAGTGGCAGGATCGACACCCCAAACGATAGCAGGACTGCCATCCATCTTTACACTGATGTGCTCTGCTTCATCGAAGAGAGACTCAAGAACCCACAGATTACCTGTGAGGATTAGATCTTCAGGGTGTTCGAGATGTAGGTTCTTAGTCATAATCAAGTCTTCGTATCAAGGGAACAATGTGCAGGCTCCGTAAATCTTCACGCCTCAGTCTCTGCCATAACTTTGCCAGCGTTGGAAGGACCAACCCATACCTTACCGTCAGCATAATATTGACGGACGTGAGAACGACGGAGTTCGACCAGTTCGTTGTATCGTGCTTGTTGTTCACGAGTGTACTGGAAGTTCTGTTTCTGCCAGTCTTTCCGCAGTTGCTGAAGTTCCAGGAGAGTTTCGCGTTGAATCATAATGTTGTTTCTTACAATGAGGAGACAATGTGCAGGCTCAGAAAATCTTTTTCTTCATCGTTTTGTTGATGAATGTCTTGGCAGACGAGAAGTTCTTGCAATACTTTACCACAACACCGTGGTGAATAATGGCAAGTTGATGTCTGCTGCCAATCACAGGAATGGCAGCAATCATGTTCTCATCTTTCCAGTTCTTACCAATAATAAACCCTGGCGATCCTGGTTTAGCGTCCAAGATCGTTGGGTGTTCATATTGTAGAAACTTCAAGAGAAATAATAATCAGGGACAGACAGGTTCTCCACATAGGCATCAGCACTTTCTCCACCTTCAAGTTGAAGAACTTCTGCCCAATCAATCTGATGCGGATCAAACTCATGATCAAACACTTCAAGGTCCAACGTGATACGATAACGGGTCTTCTGAGGAAGGTAAGTCATGCCCATGAGAGGAACTCCTGTGATTACTGAATCATTGTAACCCCAATATTGCCAGTCGTCCAGCCCCTTGTGACACTATGGATAGTGTCTTTATATTTAGTACACAGACAAGTTTTTATCAGTTACATCCTTCAGGTAAGAATTTAATCTGTCAATGGCTCCAGTGTTTCTCAGTCCTTTGAACACAAGATTACCCTGTGCAAATTCACCACCTTTCTGAATGGATTGTCTTCTCAGTTTGAAAACTCTTTCCTTGATCCACTTCAGTTGCTCTGGATTAGCAACACCAGTGTCAATAATCTCATCAATCTCTGCTTCCAGATCTTTCACTCTGGACTGGATGACTACATCATCACCCTTGGGTGCTTCAGTGCTGGGTTCTGTAATCCATCTACCTTTCTCTAACGAATAACGTCCCTGTCTTGCTGGTTTGGGATCATCAACGTCTTCAGCATAAACTTCAACTTCAGTGCCAAAGATGGTGACATCCTGTTCATATGACCACAACTTCTTTCTTGCTCTCAGATAATCATCCAACAGTTCCTCACACTCACTGACCTTGGACTTGTCAACAATCAAGTGTAGATCAAGATCAGACTGTGAGTTATAAAGATAAGAGGCATTACCACCTACCAGGTGCATATCTTCGATCGCTTCTTTGGGGATACCGATAGCATCTGCCCAGTAATTACCAATCTTCAGCAGACCCTTACGCACCTCAGGCTTCAGGGTTTTGCCATCCCAGAACTTAGGATTGAGGGTGCGTTCTTTATCCTTTTGTTCACGGATAAAGACATTTAGAGTCTTCATTTCTGGAGTTCACACTGATTATTATTTATCCACCACACATTGTTCCAGTGTCTTACTGCGTTAGAAACAATGGCCACATTAGTGACAAAGTAAGTGATGAGTATAACAGTGCGTATGAGAGCAACTGTGTCTGCCTCTTTGTCATTTTTACCTGCCTTTTCTCCTAATGCCTTTGCCCAAAGTCTCCAAATCGTTTTCTTTTTCTTACTCACAGGGGTTCTTCTTCTCCCAGGTTCAGATGTAATTTATCTGTCGGAACAAATGGGTCCATACTGCCTGGAAGAACGATGAGAGGTACAGTCTGTCTTGGCATGAATGGTGGCAATTTCTTTTCATCAGGCCAGACTTCATCCAACTCTGCCTCAATCTTTTCAGTTAGACCATCATTATTGCAATATTCACAAGGAAAAGCAGGATAAACAGGTAATGGAGGGAGAGGATTGTTGAAATACTCATCCCTCACCGCTTGCATAATGTGTTTGGGAGTTCCATAGAAACCATGGTTCTCCCATAGACAATCAAGATAACGAATGTCATCACGTTCAGCATCAAATGTGACAGCATCACAGTATCTGAGAATGTCAGGTGCAACTTCAACTTTTCCACCGCCCCAGTTGGCGGGAACTTCCATAATAAAAGGTACCATTATCCACCTCTTTCTTTCAATGAACGAACAAGATAAGAAGTAAAGTCTTCCATCTTGCTTGGAACTACAAACTGTGGACCATCATTGATTGCCTTTTTGAGTGCTTCCATGTCCTCCCACTCTTCTTCGGTAAGAGTAGTGTTGGCCCCTTGTTTTGTCATAGATGTTTTGAATGTGTTGAAATTCTAACATCTTATTTACAGAAATCAACTGTTCTTAAGAGTGTCTTTAGATTGTCGTCACTGACGGTAACATTGAATTGCGTCAGCATTAACATTACGACAAACAAACTCCATGTTATCCACCTTTGTAACAACAAAGTAAGTCATCAGAGCAAGGTAAAAGTTCATGATGACGAACCACATTGTGACCAGTCTAGGATTGCGAATTAACTTCATTGGTGCTCTTCTCAAGTTGCTTCAGTGCAGCAATCAGTTCAGGTGTCTCTTCCCAGGTCCACACTTCTTCGTGACCTTTGCTATCAATCTTTTTGAATTCTTTAGTTGCCATAATCAATCGTTCTTGTGGTCTCTAATTAGTATAACATCCTTGTAGGATTCTGGGAACACTACAAGAAGAGGGTAATCCCTACCCTTTACTGCCCGACCCTTGATCACAATGTACTTCTCATCAATAAAAGACACGATTCCCTTGTGATGTTTGTAGATAACTTCATCTCTGAGGTTAAATGAAAGCACGTTCGAGTGGGTTGAGGTTGAGGGGCATGGAGGTGAAATCACGGGTGCCATCGACAGCGACCTCTTTACCTATTGTTTTTGCGTTAACTGGGGCAAAGTACTTCCCGTCTCTGGTTCGATAGAATCCCCAGATTGAACGCACGCATTCACCACCAGCAAACACATAATCGTACTCATGGTACAACCAAATTGCCAGATATCCGCTCTTGAACGATTCAACTTCATAGTGATATCCTTTGGGTGCGGTATGCGGGAACGATTCAGGAAGTTTCATAACAATGGGTCAATCTGCAGGCTCAAAAAGAAGGGTCGCCTACAGGTTCTTGAGTTCTAACAAGATGTTCTTGCATTGATGCCTTCTTATTATGAAGATAATCAAGAATCTCTTGGCGAAGTGCCATCAGTTCATCAAAACATTCTTGTTCTCTTGATGCTGCCCGAAGTTCAAAGTCGGGTTTGTAAACGCTCTCGATAAAGAGATCGAGAGCTGCCTGTTCTTTTTCCGAAGGGATCATATCAGTCATCATAGAACTTGTTCTGATCGAGTTCCATTTCGACCAACTCGATGACTCTCTTCAGTTTCTCAATCTCAGTCTTTTGTTCTTCGATTGTTGCTTGGAGTTCGTCGATGTGCTTTTGCAGATCTTGAACGAATTGATCGGACATGGTTTTTTCTCCTATCGTGTTATTTATCCCCAGACATCGGGGCAAAGTTCTCGTGACCATTCAGCACCTAGGACAACGCCACGTTCTTGACGTTCACCATAATGGTTGACATAAGTTGGTTTCTCACCAAGAACAATCGACGCATCAATTGCCAACTCCATTGCTCGATCATTTCCAACACCACGCCAACGTGCTTCACAGTAAGTGTCAGCAAAGGTACCAGGACGAAGACGTGACTCAGCAAGTGCTGCTGATGGAACTAATGCTGCTGCAAGAGCAAGACAACCAAGTAGTTTCTTCATAAGAAATCTCATTCGATGTTATTATCTTAACCCACCTGGAACCTTGATGTCAGTT